ATGCTGACAGATAGCAAACTGAAAAACCTCAAGGCGCAGGACAAACTGTACAAGATTTCAGACCGCGATGGGTTGTATATCACTATATCTCCCAAAGGGTTAGTGACGTTTCGCTACGATTACCGGATTCATGGTCGGCGTGAGACTCTGACGATTGGTCGCTATGGTGCTGACGGTATTTCTCTGGCCCAGGCGCGTGAAAAGTTGATGGAGGCAAAAAAGCAGGTAAACGCAGGTATGTCACCGTCTGCAGAGAAGCGTGACGGTAAAATGAAGCGTAAAAGTGAGAGGACGTTTTACGATTTTACCGTCAGCTATATGAAACATACCCGACTGGCCGACAGCACCAGAGCGATGAAGCAAAGTATTATTGACCGGGATATCACGCCTGTATGGGGACGAAAGCTACTGTCAGAGATAACGGCTCCAGCCTTACGCGAGTATTGTGACAGGGTAAAACGTCGGGGTGCGCCAGCGACAGCGATCCAGGTCCGTAATATTGTTAGTGCGGTGTTTAAGTTTGCAGCTCTGCATGGTGATTACTATCTCAACCCGGCTGAAGACGTTCTGCCAGCCTCTATTGCCACGTTTGAACCCCGTGACAGGGCGCTTAAGCCAGAAGAGATAGGCTGTTTTTTCAATCAGCTTGAACGGACGGGAACATTACCCACTATAAAGCTGGCCATTAAACTGGTTTTGTTAACGATGGTGCGTAAGAGTGAATTGCTTAATGCATCATGGAGTGAAATCGATTTCAGTACAGGTGTATGGACCATTGAAAGTAACCGGATGAAAGGTGACAGAGATCATAATGTTTATCTATCCCGGCAGGCTCAGGATATTCTGGTAGCCTTGAAAATGTGTGCTGGTAGTTCTGAATGGGTGCTGCCATCATGCAATCAGTCCTCTCATAAAACCATGTCGGCAGCAACCCTGAACAGAGTGATTAACCTTACGGTTAAGCAGGCGCAGGAGCGGGGGATCAAATTAGCGTCATTTTCTGTCCATGATATGCGTCGAACGGCATCTACGTTATTACACGAGGCGGGATTTAACTCCGACTGGATAGAAAAATGTCTGGCGCATGAAGAAAGAAGCATTCGCGCCGTTTATAACAAAGCGGAATACGCAGAGCAGCGGCGTGACATGTTGCAGCAGTGGGCGGATATGGTTGATGGGTGGATCACTAAATACCGCCCGTGAGTGCTATTCCTGGATTTTTGCGCCAGAGCGTTTTGGGGCCTTGGTCAGGTTCTGTCGCGCGGCGTCCTGAGCAGGAGAATGGTTGTTTTTTTGCTGTGTTTTTAGCCAGTTTTCAACTTCCTCTTTGTCCCATGCGACGGCGCGTTTTGTCAGGGCAAAGCGTTTAGGAAAAAGCCCTTTTTGTTCCAGCGCATAAATAGTGCTTTCGGAGAGTGGCACCATCTGTAAAAGTACGTTTTTTCTGATTGCAGCTTTCATCGTTTATCCCTCAACTTGTTAGAAATAAAAAATGTTTACGGAGTGCTGATGGATGGACTCAACCAGACACACTCTGTTCTTAGCACTGACCCTTTTTTTCCCGCTGCGGCAGACTGCTTTGTCTCTTTACGCCATCCGGCCAGTAAATCGTTGTACAGCTCGCTGTCGTAGCCGCAGATCACCACATGACCTTTCAGATGCATAACGGTCTCCAGCAGCTTCTGGTGATCGGCATCGTCCATTTCATAGCGGTAGTATTTATTGGTCAGATTACGGGTGCTGTGGACATAAGGCGGATCGACGAAATGCAGTGTGTCAACGGCATCATGATCCAGCATGCACTGGATGGCATCCTGATTTTCCACCAGAACGCCTTCAAAGCGCTGGCCAACGGCTGCCAGATTGTCGGGCATACGGCTCCAGATATGCTGGGCTGTTCCACTGGTGCGTTTGGTGTCTAACCGAAAGCCGGTGGTGCCTTTGGTTGCTCCAGCAGAGCCGAAGCCCATTGTGGCGCGAATGACTAAGCGTCTTGCCTGTTCAACGGCATTTTTTCCGTAACGATATGCAGAAATAAACTCGGTACGGGAATAGGGGGTTAGGTTGCACGCTTCAACCAGCCGTTTGCGCAGTTGCGGTATACGCAGGACGGCGAACAGATTCACCACGTCGCCGTCCAGATCGTTGTAAACCTCTGCGTAGCTGCGCGGTTTTCTGAGAAGTACGCTGGCTGCTCCGCCGAAGGGTTCTACATAGCATTTATGGGCAGGAAAGTGGCTTATGATCCACGGAGCCAGCCGCCACTTACCGCTGTGGTAGCGGATTGCCGGGTGCTTAATCATCCAGTTTCTCTCCACGCCGTTCTGCGTTCAGATGTTGCCACTGCGCCGCAATTCGCTTCATTACCGCATTACCCTCCGGGATAACCTCCTGCGGTTCCTTCATTAGCATCACCCGGCCCCGGATAACGATCAGCGCTTGTTCCAGCAGGTCGTAGTCCAGATAACACAGGTCGGGAATATCCAGTTGCCATACGTAGCCGTTCCATGCAGAAAGCAGTACCTGCGCGGCGGCGCGTCCGCCACTGGTTTTCGTCAGGGCAATATCGACTAAGGCATTAACGGCATGTTGATACTCTTCAGGTGTTACGCGGAGCCTCTGCCGTTGGTTTTCTGATTGGGCTAGTACCTCTAAAAACTCATTCATCGTTCTCTCCTTTTAACGTTGAAAAACCCAGCACTTCACCGTCGGCGGGCGGCGTGGTGCGGCAGGGTAACGGCGGTTAAATTCGGCGTTGATGGCGCTGTTCACCGTTCTGACTTCAACAAACTTGTGGGTACGGCTGGTTTTCAGTACCCGTTTTAAGTCGCTGACGGGCGGGGTTTGCTGCCGGCGTTCGGTGGCCTGTTGAATGAAGTGGTTGAGGTTGACGGCAATAAGCTGTTCGTCGCGCGAGTGGTTAAGCTGTGGTTCGTCGTCTCCGTCTAGGAAGTCGAAAATATCCCAGAATTCCTGTACCAGAGGATGATCGGCGCTGATGGCCTGCTGGCGTTCCAGACTGAGCTGGACAAGCATTTCTCTGGTTGTCTGTTGCTGCTCCTCCGTGACCGGAATAACCAGTGCCAGCGCGTCGAGCAGCGCCATAAGCTGGGCGTGATTTTTAATGATGCGAATATGGCGAATATCGGGGTGGGCGTGAAGCTGCTGCTCATAAATCGGGAGCTGGCGGTTGACGCACTCCAGTACGGCCTGCTCTGTCAGCGCCGCTTTCAACATAAAACCGGAAACCTGTTCCACCGGCAGGCGCTCAAGCTGCTCGGCGGCGGCTTTGGTCTGTGCATTCTGCCCGCTGCGGTCGGTATACAGGTGGATAATACGTTCCAGTATCGGGGTAGAAGCGCTGACATCCGCGTTCTGTGCGATGACGATCGCCCCTCGAAACGGTGGTTCATAGGTCTCGTTACCGCTGTTACGCAGGCCGCGCGAACGCACTGAACGGCCATTATAAGCGGTCTTCAGCTCTTCCCAGTCGAAGCCGCGCTGCTTTGCCCCGTCCTGATTACGGTCGCCTTCAATCAGTACCACCGGCAGGTTCGCCACCTGAGCAAAGTTGCGCGCACGGGCGGCCAACGTCGCTTTGGATGGGTCGAAGCCCTCATAATCGCGGCGCCCCAGTAGTTTCCAGAGGAACTCGATCAGCGTGGTTTTGCCGCTGCCCGGCTCGCCGACGATCTCCAGAAATGGAAAACTTTTATGCTTATCGCGGATCTGCTCGGCAAACAGTGAGCCGAGCCAAAACGCCAGCGCAACGAAACCTTTAGCGCCAAACGCCTGCCAGAGCAGTTGCGGCCATTGTGGGTTCATTTGTTTGAGATCCGTGTTGAGTGCTAAATTGACCGATTGATTCAGGCTTTTTAGGTTGAGTTTACCCATGTCGAAAAAGTCCTCTTCGTTAAGCAGGTATAGCCGACCGTTGCGCACGGCCAGATCATTGAATACGTAGGTGTGATGTTCTTTGCTGTAACCAATAAAGTCGGTGGTCTGGACGGTTTTGATTTGGGGAAGTTGCTTAAGCAGCAGCTTATCTAACTGCTGGCTGGTACCTGTGAAGATGCCGCCCTGCGCGATATGCAGCAGGCGTTTTTTGAACTCCGAAGCACTGGAAAGTTGGGAGCCGGTAAAGGTGTTTTTTATCGGCGGCGTGTCGTCCGGGAAGTTAATGCGGAAGTAATACCAACTTTCGTCGGTGATGGCGTTGGCCTGATAGTAAAGGGCCGTCGGGTAGCAGTTGGCTATCTCAACAACAGCGGCGGATTCCTGCAGGGCTTTATGTTTGGCCTCTTCCTCGTCCAGATCCTCCTTGCTGTTATACATCACGTTATCAAAGGCGCGCATGTAGCGGTCAATATCCAGCTTGAACCAGTACAGGCGGCTGTCGAATTCAAAGTGAAACTCCTTGCGCTCGGTGCGCTCATACATCAGCAAGGCTTTGGCGTTCGGATTAGGGGCGATCAGCAGCGAGCCATAGTAACGGTATTTTTTAATCAGCTCCGGGTGTAACCGATCGCGTTGGTGCAGATCGTTCCAGTCCAGCTTGTTGTGGGAATGTGGCGTCTGTGCGGCGGTGGCGGGCCAGCCATCGTCGCGGCTGCGTTTCACCCAGCGGCGGGTGTAGCTCATCCCTGCTTTATCATTATCCAGCGCCCAGACCAGCAGGAGACGTTTCTTGTCCGTGAATATTGCGGCCAGTTGGCTTAACGCCTGCGCCGGATAGTTGTTGCAGCTCATCAGGGAAACGGCGGCGATACCGTGGTGGTGCAGAGCGATGGCGTCAAAAATACCTTCAACCAGCCAGATCTCCTGCTGCTCTTCCAGCTTTAGCGTCGGCAGTTGCCACCATAGCCCGCTGTAAGCACCGTGAAAATTGGCCTTGCGATCGCCGAAGCGCTGCGGGCGGTCAATGATCCGCTCCCACCATACGCCGTCTGCCAGCGGGAAACGCACCGTGGCCGAGCCGATATCTAAGCGCGCGTTATAGTGGTTCTCCTGACGGTAACAATCACGGAGCAGGGATAGGTCGAAGCCGCGCATTTCGCGCAGATAGGCATCGGCGGCGGCCTGAGGGTTTTCTGGCGTTGAGGGGTGTCTGTCCGACCAGCTTTCAAACAGATCCGGATACACCTCTTTGATATGGAGTTCGGCATGGCATTTATTCAGGCGACCGCAGCGTAATACCCACGGGCTGATGGCGCTGGTGTACAGCTCCTTTTTCTGGCAGTCCGGGCAGACGCCCTGCCGTAGCCAGTCCCCCTGTTCTTTAAAGGAAAAGTCGGCCAGCAGTCGCCGCATGATTTCCTGATGTAATTGTGGTTGCATTGCCTGCACCTTTCATTCAGGTAATACCTTCCCGGCACATAAAATGTGTTTTTTATTTATATGGTGATTGCTTTATTTAAAATTATTACGTGTATTTATTTTTCTCTAACCACTGGCCTTTGCTGGAGAGTGGTATCTGTATTTTTGGATTTGGGCATCCACTGGGGACAACGGTTCCCATAACGGTTTCCATTGCAATAAATGAAAACGAGCAGTTAACGTTTTTGCATTGGTAATACAGCTTACGGACCAATGGCGACATGTACTCGCTGCTGCGGATAATCGCCTTGCCGTCACAGTGTGGGCATCTCATCATAAACAGCCTCCATGTGAATATTATTTTGAAAATCAATTATTTTTCCCAGGCTCCTGACGAAAGGTGGTGATGCCCTGCAAATAGATCAATCGCGCCATACTGGAAAATGAACGGTTCTGTTCCAGGGCAATCTCTTCCAGCTCTTTGATTTCAGCTGGCAGCAGGCGCATGGCTATCGGCTTGTTCGACATCACTCCGCGCGGGGCGCGTGATCGCAGTACGTTTTCATCTGTTTTCATAGTGGTATAGTGTGTTAGTTAGCGTTTTAGAAAGTTAAACCATTATTTGCAGTTTTCTGCAAGTAATCAATATTGGATTGCAGATAAATGCAACTAAGTGATCGACTTCAAGAGATTCGTGAAAAACTGGGACTAACTCAAGAAGAAATTGCGAATCGGTGCGGTGTCGCAAAGCGGACTTATTGTGATTATGAGTCTGGGAAGAGTGAGCCAAAAAGTAGTTTTTTAATCGCACTGTCGGAGATTGGTGGGGATGTTCTGTATGTGTTGACCGGTACACGGGCACCGATATCAGACCTGTCCAGTAAAGAAAATGCGTTACTTGAGAACTACCGGGCTTCAACACCTGAACATCAGTCCACCCTTGATACGGTTAGCATTGCGCTTGCGCAATCGGGGGGAATAGGTTCAAAGATTAAGGGAGCATAAAAATGTTGGGGTTCATGATGGCGGTGGTAGCCGCAGCAGTTGGATATATCGGTATGAAAGACTCTGCATCCAGAAAATATCATAAGCCTGTTGTTATTCATTTGTTATCTATTTTGATGTCTTTATTTTCTTTTTTTCTTGTTGGTATCCCGTCTATAGCAGGTGATTATCTATGGGGTGGGATATTTATTTTAATTTTATATTGTTGTGCATCGATGAAAGTATTACCACAACTTGTTAATAACCAACAGTATGATAAAAAAAATAGAAGTAATCTATTCGTATGGGAAAAATATCGCACGCGACAAAAGCAAAAGGCTAAATCAAAAGCGGAAAAGTTGAATGATGAGATTATCAGTCTCAGAAAATTAAGTGATAAAAATAGACAAGCTAGCTATGATATTACGACTTTTTCTGATGAGCATATGGTTAAAAACAAAACAACAATAAGAAAGAAAAAAATCAACAAGAAGAAAATACTAGAATCCGGGCGAATTTCTTTTGACTATATTGATGTTGACGGTAATTATACTTCTCGTGAGATAGATATAAGTGATGTTGATAGTGTATATTTAAAAGGATACTGCTATTTATCTAATGGGTATAGGACGTTCCGTATTGATAGAATTCAAGGTGATATTGTTTGTCGAGATACAGGTGAGATTTTATGCGATTAACAAAAGCTGTGAAAGCTTTTTATTATTTTCTTCAGGATAAAGAGCGCTCTAACTCTTCTTTTAGTGAGAGTGAAATATTAGAAGTTACAAAGTGGAAAAAAACAACATTTAAAACATATTATGGCAAAGGTCAATTAGCAGATTTTGTTAGTGAGAGCGATGATGGTAAGTTTGAAGCATCAAATACATTAAAAATTTCTGATACTGAATTTGCTAAGCAATTATCTCAAAGTAAGAATGTTATTGCCCTTGGGCATAACTGTAAGTCTAAACTAGCAAAAGCACTCTTGAAAAAGTCAAGAGATAATATGATGTTGGCCTTGGAGTTGTATAATAGACCATCATTGGAAAATAAAATGGATGCTTTCGTAATGTGCTTTTGTACATCTTGGGAGCAATTTTTAAAAGCAAAAATAATTGAGGTGTACGGTGAAAAAACTATTTTTAGAAGAACTAGGAGCAAAGGATTAAAGGAAACGATCTCTCTTCGTGAATGTTTAGACAAAATTTACCCTCCAGATTCAAATATAAGGAGAAACATTGAAGAAATTGCATATTATCGAGACTGCGCAGTTCATTTGCTTATGCCTGAAATTCAATGTATTGTCTCTAGAATATTTCAGTCTGGAGTTTTGAATTTTACATCTCAGTTCGAAGAGTTTACAAAGGTATCTTTTTTAAAAAACTCTCATGTAGGAATGATATCGTTAGTAGGTGAGTTTAAATCTCCTCCAGTGGCAATTATGAAGTCTACATATGGTGAAATTGCCGATGATATATTGGCACTGACAAATTCATTGTATAGTGCAATGGAGGATAACGATAATATAGAGTTTGCTATTCCACTGAATGTAAGATTGGTATATGTCAAAGATGATAGAGAGGGGAGTTCAGTTATTTTAACTAAAGCTGATGAAGGTATTGAAGGGCTGAAAAAAGTTTTATTTATAGAGAAGCCTATTGAACGCTCTAAAACTCACCCCCTAACTCAAACGGATGCAATTAGGAGGATTAATGAAAAGCTTCATGAGAAATATGATGAGGCTAAATTAGCTAAATGTTTAGTATGTAAAAGTAGTAATGGGCGATATATTATAAACCGAAATTGCTTCTTGTCTGTTCTTAAGAAGACTGGATGGGCAAATGCCAATAATGAATATCATTATAAAAACGAAAAGCCGGAATATCATTACTACTCACTGAAGCTTGTGGATGCGTTTATTAATAAGATTCTTGAACATGATAGGTATTTGAAAAATGCAAAAGATTTATATAATAGATGCAGGGGAAAATAGCCCTATTCTGTCAGTTTCAACTCACATTCTACAGTCGTAATGTATGCGCTGTTGCTATCCAAACTATGCACACACCGCGTAATCACCCACGCGGTGCTGTCGATCTCCGCCTTAAACCCCTTTACCTGCACCGGCAGTTCTGAAAACAGGTCAGGCCGTCCGCGCGCCAGACTCAGGCTGAACGTTGCCGCACCGCGTTGTAACTGCATCAACGCGCTTTTGGCGGCCCGCCAGGCGTTTTGCTTACTGGCATAGGTGTGGCGTAGGACTTTAATGTTACCCTCTTTGCCGACCATGACCCCGCTTTCTACGTTATCCCCTTGTTCTCGATTGACTTTACTGGCCCGTTTTTTGGCTTTGCGGGTATCCAGCCAGTAGGCGGTAACGCCGGTATAGGCTTCCCTGTCCGCGATGCTGAAACGGTGACTGTCGCCGTCTGCGCGGGTAATGGTGACTACCGGCAGCGGCTGGCCGCTGGCACTTTTTCCGGCACCTGTCGGCATCAGCAACAGTTTGTTGTTTTTCACGCAGGCGATGGCGCCATACCTCTGCGCCAATCGGGTCAGGAAGGAAGCGTCGGACTCGTTGGTCTGGTCAGCGTGTTCAATGGCGATCCCGCTCAGTTCACCGCTGACCGTTGCCTCCAGCGTATGGCGCGCTGCGATGGTTTGTACAATCGCGCCCAGCGTCACATCGTGGTAGCTTTGCTCCCGCTTTACGTTTAGCGTATCGCGAAAATCGGCGCTGCGGGCGCGGATGCTGAGTACATCCGGCGTGCCGCTGTGCTCCAGTTCGTCCACGACAAAACGATTCTGCAACAGGACGCCTTCCCCCTGCCAGCCCAGAGACACACTGAGTTGCACTCCCCGTTTAGGCAGTGCCAGCAGGCCGTCGCTGTCATCCAGCTCCAGTTGTAGTTCATCCGCCTCGAAGCCGCGATTATCGGTGAGCGTGAAGCTGATTAACCGGTTTTTCAGCTGCGATGAGACGTCAACACCATCCAGCGTGATGCGGTATTCCGGCGTGGGCTGGCCATTCAGCGCAGGCGTCATAGCCCATCCACCATTGCGATGATGTCTCCCATCTTGCCGCCCGGCTTCGGCGGATCGATGCGTTTTAGCGCCAGGGTAAATTCAATACGCCGGGCGGCGCCGTCGCGGAAAAAAACGCTTTTGGTGATGTTTACGCTTTCAATGACGAACCACCCCAGCATGGTGCCGGTCCCTTCGATCAGTGGCCAACCCATTCCCTGATCGGCCATTTTGCGCAGAAAGAACAGGGTAAAGCGTCCACCAGTGAGTTCCGGCAGCAGTACGCCGTTTAGCGTAACAGCCTCGTCGCCTACGCCGATAAACTGGCTTGCAGGGCGTTGACCCACGCGGGAACTGGTGGGATGTCGCCAGGATATCGACTGTTGCAGATCCTGATAGGGCAGGGTTTTCAGACTGAAAACAAACAGCCCCAGCGTCATCATCATAAGCGTCTCCTTAGTCAATATCGCGCAGGCTGCTGCGATTTCTGGCGGCATTCTGCCGTTCGCGCCTGTCCAGTTCTTGCACCACCAGTTTTGCCAGCTGCTGTTCGTTCATGCCGGGGGCGGCGTGAATATGGATGGTGATCGGCCTGCTGCTGGCTGCTGGTGCCGCAACGGATGACGGGGAGAGCGGGGCGCGGTTGTCTGGTAGCGCGCTAATCGGCGGCATGGCAACGGCTGCCGCGCTGAGCGTCAGACCGGCACCGGCGGCAACTAGCCGTTTTGAGAGATACCCAATGCTGGCCAATGCTGCTTGTGTGTTGCCCTCAATGCCGATCGCCAGCCCGTCCACGGTATAGCGGCCCATCTCGGCAAATACGCGTGACGGGGAGTGAATACCGAGTTTGTCCTTAAACCAGTTGGAAATACTGCTGCCCAGATCCAGCACGCCCTGTTTGACGCTCTCCCACTTGGCAAATATCCCCTGTTTCAGCCCCTCCATGATGTTGCCGCCTATCTTGGTGAAGCGCGCCGGTAGGTTGCTGCAGCTGTTAATTACACCATCCCAGACGGTGGTAAACACCGTGGACAGGTTCCAGTGGGTGAAAAAGGAGATGATGGTGTTCAGGGCGGTGCTGACGATGGTTTTAATCCCTTCCCAGGCACCGGCAGCGATGGCGGTAATGCCGTTCCAGATTTGCCCCAGAAACGCCACTATGTTGTTCCATACTTCAATAGTTGAGATTTTGATGGTATCCCAGTGCTGATAAATCAGACCGGGTAGCGTCCAGTTCAGCATGAGATTCACCAGCCCGTTCCAGCAGCTTGAAAGGAAGGATTTAATCCCTTCCCATACCGTGTGAGTGATCGCCAAGATGTTGTTCAACACATCATTGCACACTTGCCTAAAACCATTCCACAGTGCGGTGAATTTTGGCCCCAGCCACTCCCAGTTCTGCCAGATTAAGATAGCGGCTCCGGCAATTAACGCAATCATCGCCAGAATTGGATTGGCCAGCATCACGCGGCTCAGCCAGATTACCGCGTTGCCCACACCTTTAACGGCATTCATTAGCAGTCCCAGTGCGCTACCGCCTTTGATGCCGAGCACCGAAAGACTGAGCTTCAGTACCGCTATCGGACCGAGAATCCCGGCCAACACCAGTGAAACCGTACCGAGTGCCACGGCAAATGCGCCAATCGTCGCCGTAATTTTTACCAGCGTGGCGGTTAACTGCGGGTTGGCCTTCATCCAGGAACCGATGGCCCGCAGAATGCCGGTAATGCGTTGGGTGATTCTGCGTAGTGGGCTGTCTACCGACTCGAACATCTCGATGCCGAGATCTTCCCATGCAGACTGTAAGCCCTGCATATCACCCTTCATATTATCGGCCATTGTTTTAGCGACCGTGCCGGCGGTGCCGAGCGCGCCTTTGACCTGTTCTGCATAGGCTTCGATGCGCTGCGAGGGATCGAGCGATGCCTGCTTGTCGAGTAGCTCTGCCAGTGCAGAGGTTGATTCCGTACCAAAGATTTTGCTGATATATGCCAGCTTTTGCGCATTGCCCGCGCCGTCTATGCCCAGCTTTTTGAATGAAGCAGAGATTTCGCTTAATAACTGCGGCATCGGTTTCATGCGTCCAGCGCTGTCGGCAACCGAAACACCCAATGAATCCAGCGCTTCACTTGCGGCTTTGGGCTGTTTAGCTAACCGTACCAGCGCCATGCGTAAGGATGTGCCTGCCTGGCTGCCCTGGACCCCTACATTACCCAACATTCCGGCCATCGCCGACATGGTTTCAAAGTCCTGCCCTGCTGCTTGTGCTGCCGGGCCGACATATTTCATGGTTTCACCCAGCATCCGCAGATCAGTATTGGAGGTGGTGAAGGTGAAGGTGAGGGCATCGGCCATGCGCTGCATCTGCTCTGCCGGGATTTTGTAGGCGGACTGGATGTTGGAGGCGATATCGGCGACCTCTGCTAACTGGCTGTCCATACCCGCAGCCTTAGACAGATCCAGCATATGCGGCATGGCCTGTTCGATGTTGTCCGGCGTGTAACCGGCCATCGCCAGAAACCCCTGGCCCTGTGCCACATCATTGGCGGTGAAGCTGGTTGAAGCGCCCAGCTCACGCGACTGTTTTCGTAATCGCTTCAGTTCGGCAGAGTTTTTATCGGTACGGGTCAGCGCCTGTACCCGCGACATGCCTACGTCGAAATCGTAGCCGGGCATCATCACCCGCGCACCGCCGTACAGCATACCCACGCCGGTGGCGGTTGCGGTTGCGCCGAATCCGGCCAGCTTATTGCGGGTTTGCATTGTCCCGGCGTAGCTGGCTTTGGCTGAGTTCATCCGCTGCTGCTGCCGGTTCAGCCGTTCCAGCCGCCTTCGCTGCTCTTCCACGCTACGGTTGGCGTTCTCCAGTTTTTGCCGCAGTTCACGCTGATGCTGGCTGAGATTGCGGGTATCAATGCCGGTGTTACGCAATGCGGTGCGGCTACGCTGCTGTGTCTGAGTAAGTTGACCATATCGTTCTTTAAGTCGCTGCGCCTCCTGCTGAGCACGTTCAAACTCCCGACGCATCGCCGCCGTGGGCGCAGTGCTATTTTGCATTGCCGTAGACAGTGTCCGGACACGATCCTGAGCCTGTTTTAACTGGTTGCCGGTAATGGCGATATCCCGAGCCAGTTTACGGTAGCCGTCAATTTTTCCCGTTTGCCCGCTCAGATCTTTCACTTGCTGTTGCGCGATTTTTAGTGCTTTGGCGGTTTCACTGCTCTGCCGCGAGACGGCGCGCAGCGGCTGGGTGATTTTATCTACGGCGTTGAGTAGCACCTGTAAGCGGAGATTTTGCGTGCTCATTGATCGGCCCCGCTGCGTTGGCGGGCCTGTTCCCGCCAGTAAAGGGTTTCATGGAGTGTTAAGGCGTCCAGCGCCGCCAGCGGCCAGTGAAAGATAACGGCGATGTCTCCCTGCGCCTCTTCTATTCGTCCGGGGTATCCGTTGCTTCCGGCGAGGTCTGTGGCAAAAAACCGATCACCGCCGTACCGAAGGCCGTCAGGTCGATAAAATCCAGTTGCGCCACTTCATGCTTATTCAGCGCCGGCGCAGTGATGCGCGGCAGAACGGTGGTGAGTGCGTCGACGTTGAGGCTGAGCAGCTCCACCAGACTGACGCCGCGCAGGTCGCCGCCCAGCGGTTTGCGGATCTGAAACTCGCTAAATTCGGTTTCACCGCGTTTCAGGGGAGTATTCAGGGTAACGCTCTTACGTTCGCTCATGGTTTATCCTTACAGGCCAATGGCCCGGCGTGCGTCGGCAATACGGTCTTTACCGTCGATGTTTTCAATAAAATTCACAGTGTCGATTTCAATGATGGCTTCACCGTTGACGCTCTCTTTGTAGTAGGTGCAGAGGGTGCTGATTTTGGTGGCGGAGTTTTCGCCCTGTTTGTACTCGCCACGATCCAGCTCTTTATGGCGGCCACGCACCACGATTTCCACGGCGTCGTATTCCTCGCTGTCTTCACGTTGGATCGCGCCGGCGAAGCGCAGCATCACGCCGCTGATCTTCGTCCAGCCGATTTGCCGCAGCGCCAGCAGTTCATAACCGCCAATTGACCATTCCACGCTGAGTGCGTCGTCATCCAGCCCCAGATCGACATGTGCCGCGCCGTTCATGCCGCCGCCGCGATAGGCTTCCAGTTTGCGCGTCAGCTTCGCCGGGGTGAAGGATTCCACCTGTGCCAGATAGATATCGCCTTCGTTAAACAGGTTGAGGTATTTCAGTTTACTGGGGAGTGCCATGATGCGTGCTCCTGTTAAGCGGTGGTGGCGATGGAATCAGCCAGACTGACCAGATAGCGATCGGTAATGCGCTGGCGGAACATCAGGTTTTCCAGCGGCGGAACCGGCGTGTAGTCGTAGTCGATATACGCCTTACCCGCTTTCAGGATATCCGGTGTGTTGGCGGCGGGATCGAACCATGCGGACCCATCGACGATATAGCCGTTACCTTTCAGTTCGCGGAATTTGGCGTTCACACCTTCCAGAACGTCGCGGAACAGGGAGGCGTGTTGCGGTTTATCTACCGCCCAGAAGTGGGCGTCGGCGATGGTATCCGCCAGCACCTGCGCGGTGCGGGTGTAGTTTTCGAACGCCCAGAGGGGATCGGTACTGCAGGTGCGCGATCCCCAGAAGCGATAGCCACCATTGCAAATCAGCGTGGTGACGTCGTGGCTGTTGAGGTAGTCGGAATCGGTGGCGGTGGACTGCAGATCCCAGAAGACGCTGCGGGAAATACCGGTCACGCCGTTAACGTCAACGTTGGATAATGTTTTATGCCAGCCTACCTCTTCGTCGATTCTGGCACGTAGCCCCACGGCGCGGGCGGTGGCGTACAGGGTACGCTCGGCGGCAGTCTGGGTATCAAAGCCGACGAAATCCGGCCAGATAACCATCGCTTCCCGTGCGCCAATCTGGTCTCGATATAGCACCGCCTCTTCTTTGGTCTGCGCGCCGAACGCCGACAGATAGCTGAAGGCGCGAAGCTGCTGCGAAATACTGATCAGTTCGGTGGCGACGGGCAGTGAATCCAGCCCCGGCACCGCCAGAATGCGCGGTTTTACCTTTAGTTGGGTTTGCGAATCCAGCAGCGCTTTCATTCCGGTATATTTCCCGGTAGCGGTGCTGCCGCCGATGATATTGGCTGTGGTTTCGGCGGTGCTCTCGCCTTCGGATACGCGCACAGCGACCACCACCGGCTGCGTCTGGTCGGCGATGGCGTCAAGCGAGTGCGCCAGCGTACCGCTATCTCCCGCTTTGCCCAGAGCGGATCGCACATCGGTTAACAGCACGGGGGTATCCAGCGGGAAGGTTTTTTCGTCAGCATCGGCTCCGGTGCAGACGATGCCGATCACGGCGGTGGAGATGGTGCGGATTGGACGCACGCCTTCATTGATTTCAATAACACGCATGCCGTGGTGGTAGTCGGTTGCCATAGGGCGAGCCTCCATCAGGTCAATAAATGACGATGGTGGCACAGAGCGAAAAGGGCGGTGATGGCTTCCACTTGTAATCACTGGCACTACAAGCGGAAGCGGTTTTTAATTCTGAATAATCAACTCTGATGTGGCGCTGGCTGGCTTTCCTCCTACGGTATAGCGAATTTCTACCGTTGAGAATGTCAGGCCGTGGAAGATATTACGCATTTCCGGGATGTCATTAACCGAGATAATCATCCGGCCCTGCATGGTGCGCGCCAGCTCTGCCATACGCAGGTACAGCTCAAGGCCAAACGATACGCCGTAGCCTTCGGTTTTCCAGTATGGTGGGTCGCAGTAGAACAGGGTATGCGGGCGGTCATAGCGGCGAATACAGTCGGCCCAATCCAGATTTTCAATACAAACGCGCGTTAGCCGCAGATGGGCGGCGGATAAATCCTCTTCCATACGCAGCAGATTCAGGCGCGGTGGCGAGGTGGTGGCGGTGCCGAATGTGCGGTTTTCCACTTTGCCACCGAACGCCAGTTTTTGCAGGTAATAGAAGCGGGCTGCGCGCTGGATATCGGTCAACGTTTCTTCCGGAGTGATCTGGAGCCAGCGGTACATTTCGCGGCTGACCAGCGACCACTTAAACTGACGCACGAATTCTTCTAAATGGTGCTGGAGTACGCGATAGAGGTTGGTCACGTCACCGTTGATATCGTTCAGCACCTCCACCTGAGTGGGTTTCTTCATAAAGAACAACGCCGCCGCTCCGCAGAACGGTTCGACATAACAGCGGTGTTCAGGAAACAGCGGCAGGATGTGTTTTGCCAGCCGGCGCTTGCCGCCGATCCACGGAATAACGGGTAATGTATTCATATTGTCAATCTACCTGACCGGCTACTGATCAGCGCATGCAGCAGATTAGGTGAATAACGCTAACCTCACAATTCATATGGGTGGCAGGGCAGGCGTATCAAACTCACCAATCTGCGGGTTATACACACTGCCCGCGAGCGTGAAATCGTCAGGGACGTCCACCGTGTACCAGTCGGTGGTATCCTCTGGTACGGGGTATTCTGTATAGCTATCCAGGTTATCCTTATGGATGTAAATTTTTTTCATGTCCTATCCTCTTAACCGTAGTTGACGCCCCATACCTGCCGGATCCTGCAGTTTTCCCGCTCTATTTCCCAGCGTGTGGTAAGGAAGCTTTCGGGCCTGATAACCCAAAATGCTTCATCCCCATAGAGAATGCCAATGTCTTTCGCGATACCTGTCTCTGTGATTATTCGCGCTGCCCACACCGGGATGACCTGGATGATTCCGCGCCAGTAGTTATCGGCACAGCCGATGACGATCAGTTCATGAAAATTCGATGGATTTTGTGCCAGCGGAATATACCCACTGCCTACGTCACCGGAGAACAGTTGAGTACGTGTCATCTGGGACGCCCGAACTGCCCGGTCATATGCCTGTTTTACGGCATTCGCTGTAGCCGCCTGGGTGGTACTGGTGCTGTTTATGTTGTCATTGAGTTGTACGAT